TTAGGAGCTTGTGGTTGTGTTGGTTGTGAAGCAGTTTCAGCCACAGGCTGTTCAGTAGAAGTCACAGACTCAGACTGAATTACTTGTTCTTCGATCATAATTAGTTAGCTGAAGTAAATTTTTCAAGTTTGGCAATTAATTGTGCCTTGTTATGTCTTTTATCTAATTCAAGACCAATGGTACGACCATAGGTTTCAAGTTGAGATTTAGTCATTTTTTCAAAATCAGCAATAGTTTCCTTTTGTACTTCTAATGCTTCTTTTTTTACAGGTTCTACAACTGGCTCTGGAGCAGGACAAGCAGTAACAGGATTATCTCCCATTTTTTGCTCATGCGTTGGTTCTACAAGTTCCCACTTGTAAGTACCATCAGCTTGTAATACCTTATCTAGCGATTTAGCCATAATAATGTATGTACTTATATATCATCTTATCAAACTATTCAGAATTAGCTTCATTCGCTGCAGGTAATACTTCACCTTGGACTAAAATGTCTCTAAACTCTTCTCTATCAATGACTTGTTGATCGAATAGAGATGTTAATGCTGTAATATCCTGTCCAATTAATCTTTCAATATCAAAGTCTCTACTAATCTTTACTTCTGGTGGTTCTATTCCTACATATTGTGCAGATAGATTAAATGCTTTTTGTAGTTTTTGTTCTAACTCCATAGAAACCATAGCAAGCATAGAGTTTGTATCAACACGATCTAATCTTCGAGCATCAGCACTTTCAGCTACAAATTTCTGTTGACTTAAAGTACTAATCCCCAAGGTAGCCATTTGCATCTGCAATTCTTTTATTTCTGATGATTGAGCTTCAAAAGCACTGGAAGCAGGTTCAACATAATAAACTTTATTTCCTGGCTGAGTTGCCATTGCATAATTAACAGATATAGCTAAATCTTTAGTCTGGTCATCATATCCTTCCATTACCAGCATTGGTTGAGAAGCAACGTGCAAACTATGAATCAAATCAGCCTGTCTTTGAAAATGTGCAAGATTTAAATATGCAATATCTAATAAAGGTGGTTTGCTTGTTAAATTATCTGTTTTGCCAGAATAAATAGTAACAAGAGGTATTTCGCCAAGAGAAAAACTACCTGACTCAGCTAATTTATAATCATCTCCTGTAGTACCAGTTTCAAACTCTCCAGCATAAGAATTATCATCAACGTCATACATCGCATCAATTTGATCGCTTTTACGAAAAACTCTGTACCTACCAGGTTCTATAACTCTTACTTGATCAAATACTTTCTCTCCAAAATCTCCATCAGGTAATACAGCCTTTTCTCCAATCCTTACCTGTACTAAATTTCCATAATTAGATTCTCTATCTAATCTATAACCAAATAAATTATTAGGATCTACTTCTATCCAGTAAGGTCTGCGGTTCTGCTGTCTTTCTTCTGCAAGACTTAATGCACCAGAAGGTGCAGGATAATCAACAAGAATATGACTTTGACCATAAGTAAGAGAACACATTAATATTCTTCTTGCATATTCATCTAAATCTGATTTACAACCATCAACATCCATCTTGAACATTTCAGTCCAATAAGGATCTCCAGTTAAAGCAATAGGTTTTCTAAGAACTAAACCTGTAGCTGCTCTTATCAATCTTTGTGTAAAAGGACTAAATACAGCACGATTCACTCTTGCCATATAAGCTGTGTAATCTTCTCTTGGTTCTAATGGTAAAAATGCTTCAGAATTTTCTCGTAAATATTCTGTACCTTCACTAACAGCTTTCATTACTTCCCAACCTTTCATCATGTCTAAAACTGCTCTGGTTTTAGTGAAAGGACTATCTATACCACCAACAGATGTAGAGGTCTGTACTTTTGTTCTAATGTCTCCAGGAATTGAATAAGTCATCAATTAACACCTCCATCTTTTTAATGCTAACGCTTTTCTAGTAGGTCGCCCCTTTTTATCTTTTAATGGACCTGGCATACCTTCCATTCGAGCACAGAAACTCTTTCTTCTTTTCTTTTCTGATTCAGTAAGACCTGATTTTTTAGTAACAGGTGCTTTTAAATTACTACCAGTAGCACGATTATATTTAGCTCTACCTTTTGCAGTAAGACCACCTTTCTTTGATTTCTCTCCTCTACCTACAGATAAACTAACAGATTTACGTTTTCTCATCTTCCCACCTTTTCCTGTGCCTTTTTATGGGCTTGGGTAAAAGTATCTCCTGCTCTCATTCGCCTTTTCATAAACTCCATATGCTTTGCAGTATGGTGCTCAGAATGTAAATCGAGTTTATTTTTTTGGCGAGTAGTGAGTTTCACTTCTTTTTCCTTTTTTTCTTTTTAGCATTTAGCTTTTTTAAATCAGCACCAGTAATCTTATCCCGTGGTGGGGCAACAGCAGCTAATTTACGTTGCTTGGCTGAATAAGATTTTTTAGGCATTATGCAGCGTTAGTAATAGCACCAGATGTGATGAAACTTACTGAAACAGTTGAAAGATCGCCAACAGTTGAAGATAAACTTGTTCCTGTAACAAGACCGCTAAAACTTACTTTTTTAGTACCAGAAGTGTCCAAAAATAATTCAAAAACAGCATCGCCAGCATCTTCTGTTGTTAAAACATCTGCCAATAGATTTGCAGTTTCATTACCAGTGGCTGCTGTATATAAGAAATCAACAGTACCAGAACCAGAAATTAGACTACCAACAAAACTTCTTGATGTAGCACCATGAGCAGTAACATCTAAAGTATCTTTTGTAGTATCTAAAGTCCAAGCTGTAGTTGAAACTACTGCCTCAGTAGTACCAGAAGAGTTCTTAAAGTTAACAGAACCTTCTTCTCCACGAAAAAATGCCATGATCCAAAGAAAAAAGAGTATTTATAAATAGTTTAACTTGTTGTTGACTTTTTTACAGTATCTTTCTTGCTATTTAGCAAATATTGTTGACATCTGTTATCCCAGAGTGCAGGATTACGTTTGCCTTTTACTGCTTCAATAGCATCAAGCATTTCATCAGTAATTTCAGTCATTTCTTTTTTTTAGTAGTTTTTCGCCTATGTTGATAGGTTATCTTCTTTTTACCAGTTTTTTCACGTTTAAACCTTTCTTTCTCACTTTTTGTCATCTCCCCTACTGTCTTAGGCGTCTTACTTGATACTCGTTTACTAGGTCTACAAGCAGGATAACCTCGTTTTTCGCCTTTTGAGCGACCACAAGGCTTACCAGTTTTAACATCTATCCAATTCTCTTCAAACCAACGACTTAAACCACCCTTTGCTCTAGGATTTGGCTTACTTTTTGCCACGTTTTTTCTCCACTCGGTAAGTACCACCACGTTTTTTGTACTCTCGTACAAGCCACGCATTAGCATAAGCAGAAGGATAAACAGCAAACTTACGTTTAGCTTCTGATTTTACTCTTGAGTATAAAGTTTTATTTACAGGAACATTCGCCACGTTTCTTACCTCCCTTCTTTTTCTTCTTCTTTTTCTTAGTCGTAGAATGATACATGATAAGAATTAGGTATCTTAGTATATTCTAAACGAAGTTTGGCCTAGTGTCTCTGGTTTTGCCAAATTAAATTGTTGTAGACAAAGATAACCAAAAGCATCAAAAGCATGATCTACACCCAAGTTTTTATTAGGTAAACCTGTATTGGGAGCATATGTAAGTGTTCTAAGTGATTTTATTAACTCTTTACATCTTGGATGTATAAATGTCCTCTGATCTCCATTTGCATCAAGTAATGCAGTATTAACAGCAGTAATCTTATCTCTTATTTTCCAGGGAGCTTTAGGACTTAAAACAGTAAAACCATTACGTCTGAGGATTGTATGGTCAGTAACACCAACTCCACTTGTTTTTCTTGCACTACCAGTAGGATCAGGACAAGCAATAACTCTTCGATCTACCCCATACCTTCTAACAACCTCTTCTGCAAAATCCCAAGTGGTAGCACCACCTGTCAGCATGATTTCATCAAACACATATAAGTTATTGTCATGCTTATAAGCACAAATTCCAGCCATCGGATCTACGTTAAAGTCCAAGCCGATTAACAAAGGAAGCATATGTAGATCAGCTACTTCCTTATCAATATTCTCATCACTGAAACTAACAGCAACTAAACCAGTAAGATTCTCAAAACTAGCTTCAAATTCCTGTCTAAATGTCCTCGCATCTAATTGCCCTCTAGCTGCTTCTACTTCCTCTGCTGCTACATTACCCCCTTGAACAGTAGTAAAACTCCATCTTTTCCAATCATCCCACTCTTTCTCTCCGCAATAACACCACATATCATAAAACCAACTGGCAGTACCATCAGGAGTACTAATAAATAAAGCCCATCCCTGTTTATCAGCCAATGCAGGTCTAATAACTTCAGCCCATACATCTCGGTCCATAAATGCTGCTTCATCTAAAACAACACCAGCAAGACTTCTACCCCTTAATGCCATTGCATTTTCAGTACCTTTTAACTCAATAGTCGATCCATTAATCAATTCCAACCTTAAATCTGTCTCATTCTTACTTTGTACCCACACCTTCGGCACTAACTTCTTCAGTTCTTTCCACGCAATATCCTTTGCCATCCTATAAGTAGGAGCACAATAGAAATATACCTCGCCAGGTCGATTGATAGCTCCTCTGAGCAATTCGATACAGGATAAATAACTTTTACCAAACCTTCTTCCTGCAACCAACACCCTAAATCTTTTATCACAATTAAATACCTCCCCCTGTGCATACCTTAAACTGATTTCTGGTTTGTTTTTTACCGCCATACACCTAAAAATAACAGAAATTTCAACTAATACCCCCTATTTATAGCCTATTCCATTACTTTTAGGTTATTATTTCATTAAATACATCTCGCAAGTAAGTCCGTGGCTTCTTCTACTTTCCCAGAAAACTTTAACGATAACTCAATAGCACAACCAGTAAAAAAGAAAGGTCGTTCAGCCTTCTCTGATGTCCTAAAGCGTTCTCAACGTCTTTATGCTCGTCAACTAGAAGGTAAAACTACTCGTCAATTAGTAATAGAACATTCAAACATAGAAGGAGTTTCAGAAACAATAGGCTGGCAAGATTGGAATAGAGTGAAAGTTTGGAATAACGAAGATTGGGAAAAGGATAGAGAATCTTTATTACCTCGTCTACAAGCAATGAGAATAAGATTATTCAATAAAGCTGTTAAAAAAGGTCAATTACAAACAGCAGCACAGATATTAGATAGTTTAGGCAAAGTAATAGGTGAATCTGTAGAGA